AAGAATATTCATTTTCTTTCCCTCTTCTGTGTTATCCAGTTATTAAATATACTGCTAGATACAACAAGCTTACCACTGATAGACCAACAAACCAAATAAGACTTGCTATTACTATTCCTACACTATAAGCTGTAAGCGCTAAGAGTCCGAGAAGAACAAATATAAGTATGATATAACCTAATATAGCTCTCATAACTTTAGTCTTTAAGTGTAATTGAAATTAGATGTGCGTATCCTTCAATATCTATCCAGCTATCTTTGTAATCTGGATCTCCGTTAAGAATTCTTCCTATTTTATGGGCAATCATTTCAAGGGCCTCTTTCTTGTCATTTGAGAGGCTTTCCCAATTAGAGCGATAATACATAGCTCTTTTAATTTCTTGAGTTATAAAGGCGTGTCCTGCAAAATCTCCATACCTGCTTCCCCTTTCTTTAAGAGTATTCTCTATATCTTGCTTTTCTTCTTTCTCTACACTATCTGGTTTCATCCGTGATCCTCCTTATATGATCTTCAATTACATCATCAAGATGATATACGAAATCATACTCTATTGTATCCTCCTCTTGTTTCTTGTATTCATCTAAGCCATGTAGGTTGCAGGTTCCTAGATGGACACAAGGTTTCATATACTGTAAGCAATTACTTCCTCTCAGCGGGAACACATTACTGTCCATCATATTCTCTAAATGTTCTACGTCTAGAGAGATTGAGATAAGCCAGTTAAGACGGTCTTGTAGAGTCTTTGGGAATGTTAAAAAAGATATTTTAGGATTAAAACCTGTGTCTGTTTTAAGCTGTCCTACCAAGTATAAAACATCATACTCACTCTGATCTTCTCCTACTAGGGCATCAATTGCTATACTATAACCTAGAAGCTGTCCACTGTTTTGGTATAAAGGAGAGAGATCATGAAGGTTTAGAGAGGTGCTTTTTACATCCAAGACAGCACAGCGATTGTTCCACCTGTTTCTAAGAACTACGTCTATATAACCTACAAAATAGAAAGTGTCGTTTATATCTAAGCGAAAAGAAAGTTCAATTGCTGGCTTTCCGTTGTGGATGAGGACTTCCCAATCTAGGAGGATATTATCCATAGTGGGAATAGCGGCTAATAGAAGGGAAACTGCTACTTCTTCTGTCCTTTTGTTATCCTCTTCTACTGGGTAGTATGCCATATAGAGATCAAAGATCGCTCTGTCTTTGTCTTGGTATGCTAAGTAGGATTGACAACCTGCACCATATGCTTTACCTAGAACTGTTGCAGGATAGTCTCTTTTCTCGTAATCACTTACAAGTAAGCGCTCAAGCTGGAATTTGCGCTCACAAGTATGAAGTGTATCTAATGCGCTATGACTTAAGCGTATCATTTTTATCTTGCCTTTTTTCGAGTTCATTATACCAAGCTAGAAGAACTGCTTCAAAAAGAATTGTCCTCCAATCTTTCTCTCCACTTTCGTCCTTCTTAGTAGCTGTAGATGGAGGGATAATCATATCAAAGAACAAGCGAAGATCCTGTTTAGTTACTATTATCTCAGCCATGATTATCTCCATTCTCTCCCTCCTCTCTGATAATAATTTCATAACAGCGGGTGATAGGGAAGATATCAAGGAATGTTATCTTAGAGAATCCCATTACCTGAAAGTCTTTTGGTAGCTTCCTATAGTGAGTTAATTCCATTCTATCCATGAGACGCATATAGGCAGTAATGTCCTTCTTTACTTTCTTCAGTTCTGTTACATTCATTACATTCTTAATGCGAGTCTCAAGACTGGCCATAGGACCAAAGTTATGCTCTGTATAACGTAATGTGTGCATGACTGGTAGCATTTTCTCTTCCTCTTAATTAGAATTCATCACTGTTAAGTGCGTCTTGCAATTCCTGTGCCGTTAATTTCTTGGCAGCTACTCTGGTTTTCTTTATAGTAGGAGCTTGTGTAATAGCAATCCCTGTGATTTTAACTAGGTGTTTTACTAGCTCCCCAATATCCTCTGGTTTCATAAGAAGACAAGCTTCTGTGTTCTCCATGAGAGCTTTCTTGAGTTGTTGCATCTCCCCTTTGAGGTCTTCTGTTGCCAGAGATTCTAACTGATGAATTCTTGTAGAAATCTCTGAATAGGTTTGCTCTGCACTATTTGCTTGCATTTTTGTTCTCCTTAAAGATTCTGATCTGGAATACGCATCCTCTTGATTTTTACCACACTTCTACGACTAAGTTCAATGCTTAAATCACAGAAACCTTCTATCTCATTTCCATCCTCGTCTTTCGCTATCCTTTCGATGAAATTGAAGACGCTATTATCTGGAATAAGACCATCTTCTTTCATTTTCAAAGCTTGCTTAGCTTTCACATTCTTAAGACCCGTCTTCACTCTTTCTATTTCTTCTTTGGGAATAGTGATTACAATCTCCCCATTTAGAAGTGTAGAAGAGTAGAGTTCTGAGAATGTGAGTTCTTCTTCTGTTTCTTCGTTCATAATATCCTCTCAATGTTAGGTTGATTTTTTGATTTCCGAACATTTTAGCATGTCGAATTTTTGGTGTCAAGGGTTTTTTTCTGTAGAATAAATCAATTGAATTATACCCTTTTCGTATTCTTTTGGCACATTCAAATGTAAGTGGTTTAGAAAACAGCAAAGCATGGAATGCTCCTTTAAACAATATGGCTCTCTATAGTGTAAATACCTATTTAGTATAGTTTCAATGTCTAATTGTGGGAAAGTATTAAGAACATAAGCCCCATCTGGGAATAGAAAATCTTTGTAGCGTATAAAGGCAAACCAATCAAATGCGTATGGATTTCTTATATAAGGAGCATACATTGCTAAGAATAGTTTCTTATCTACCTCTTCATAGTTGAGCGTTTTGAAAGGAGGGAAATAGAAATCTTCTTCTTTGTCTTCCTTCTCTTCTCTTTCTTCTTTCTCTACTTTTTGTAGAGCTCTTCTTTTATTTGCTAAGATTTCTGCTATACTCATTACCTTTTCCTTTTTATGTTATATGCGTTTATTCATAACCATATATGCTATTGCGTTTCCGTAAGTAGTATCAACAGCTACAAGAGTAACTGCTGTACTCCAACACCCACAGTCAGATTCTCTGCATATACAATGCGACACTCTAAATTTATGATTTATAGAATTTATGAGTTTAGCTTTTACTACATATTCTTCATGCGTACTTGGATGCTCGAAGCGCATTGTTTTAATATTCTCTGAGATGTCAAGACACACCAGTCTTTCTTTTGTATTCTCTGAGGTTTTTACTGTGGTTTCAAATTTGATTTTCATTTTATTTACCTGTCTTTATCATTAAAGTGTAATTGTGTATGGTAATAAACTATAGCTCTTGAGTATAAGAAATTAATACCAATTGAGCACACAGTCTTTCTAATTTCTCCAAGACCTTTAGGTTCTATGTCTCTTTCTATAAGTTCTCGGAGAGTATTTCTTAATTCATACTCAAGCTCAACAATACCTGGGTTATCATGTTCTGTTTTATCAATAGCGTTTTCAGTGTTGAAGAGTGCTACATTCTCCCCAATTGTTCCGTAGTTCTCATTCTTATCTGCCCATTTTCCTATAAGTTGGAATTCTTGAGAGGTTTCTATTTTACTCTTCATCTTCTTCTCCTTCCTCTTCTTTACTAAAATCATCTTGGAATTCATCTTCTAAGTCTTGAAGTTCATGAAGACTATTCGATGTTCTTGCCTTGAATTCTTCAAAGCATTTTCTGCTGTCTTCGATTCTTTCTTTAAGAGTTTTCATTTTCTTATCCTTTATATTTAAAAATAGTAGTCCACTCTGATGTAGTTATAAGTATTTTTTGTCCGTCATCTAATGTTAATATAACAGCAGATTTTTTCTCTCTCTAGATCTATGAAAGCTATCTCTTCGATTTGCTCATTTGTAATAGACTCTTGTTGGTCAATGTCTAAATATTCAACTTCCATTTTCTTATCCTTTCTTGTTTTCTGGAATCCAATATTCGAAGTAACCAAAACCAAGTTGGCTTGGTGTAAGCTTTCCGCTACTGTCTGCCACTGTAAAGTATAATTTAGCTTTGTTAAGAATTGTTAATAAAGAGAAGAGGCTTCTATAATCTGTTATAGCCTCCATTTGTACTTCATGATGTTTGTAGTTTATGATATACATTATGTTTCCTTAGAAAGAAAAAAGAAGGCCAGAAAAGAAAAAAGAAAAAGCGAGGAGCGTCCTGGCCTTCGGCCTTATTATTTATAACAAATTACATCACTATCAAAGGCTATCTTTGCATTGAAGTATTCTATTTTATCTTTCAATGTATTTCCTTTTATTCTTTGGGTTGCAATAGCTTTCTCAAGCATGAAATCTTTAGCAATTAAGACTACTTTCTGACTTGCCCGAGTTACTGCTGTATAAAGAAGCTCTCTGTAAGCCATAATACTGTGATCTTTGTGAAGGATAATATAAACATGCCGCCATTCACAGCCTTGCGCTTTATGTACTGTAAGGCAATAGCCAAGAGAAAATTTCTGTTGATTGAAATCACCTACTGCACTAAGAGTTTCTTCTTCATCATCTTCCATACTGAGAGTTACAATATGACTTGCCTGACGCACTAGTTCTTCCTTACTGTTTTCTTCTGCCATCTTTTCTAGATCAAGATTCTCATATCCTGCTAGATGGAAATCCTCTGCTTCATCTTCTTCACTTCTGTTTCCATTGTGGATATAAGTTCCGAATCTATTAAGATCTTTGCTTGGAATTTGTGGAGCTTTTCCTTGATATTCTGCATTCTTATTTATAGTTTTAATTACTCCCACCCTCTTGTTATAGAATACTTTATCACCTACTGCAAGATAAAGCTGAGTAATACCTGCAATTACATGATAAATTATGGCTTCTCTTTTCTGTCCAAGATATTGGGAGATCCACTTATTCATATTATCTGTCCCTAATGCTTGCTTATTGAAGGGACTAAGGATTATATCTTGCTCTGGATCATACTCTCCCATTTCAAACCACTTATTAAGTGTTAGGGCAAGAGAAGTAGAGAGTTTTTCTTGTGAGAATTGCTTATCTCCTCCTCGGACAATCTTGAATTCATCTCCCTCTTTTAGACTCTTTCCACTTAGGATATTATGCGCGTTATCTAGGATAAGAGAGCCTTCTTTCTGCCTATAGACTTCTGTGAGTTCTACCACTGGAATCTGTGTGAGAGCATAGTTTAAGATAGAAGCACCAAAGACTGGCTGAAGCTGGTTTATATCTCCGAGGAAGATAATTTGAGTATTTCTGCGGAGAGCGGAGAATAGCTTAGACCATAGATCAAGATCAAGTTGAGAAGCCTCTTCAATGATAAGATGTGTTAGGTCTAATGGATTTGCTGCGGTTCTACGTGGTACGAAGCGCATACTTTCCTTATTTTGCTCATAGTTCCAATAGAATTCTGGCTCATATTCTAAGAGATTATGAATAGTTGTTACATTGTGGAGGAAAATGTCCGCTAGTTTTGGATCTTTGTGGATAGCTTTTTTCAGGTTCCCACTAGCAATTCTGGTATAAGCAACAAAAGCGACACTAGGACCTTCCCATCTTTCTCCACCACTACCTTGAATGCGGAAATCATGGAAGCCAAGTTTATTCTGCTCCAGTAGGCTTCTGGCTATTTCTCTTTGCGCTGTCGTCTTACCTGTCCCTGCTGCGCCTGTCAGACAGAATGTCTTTCCTGCGAAAGCTAGTTCTTTTGCGAGTTGTTGTTTATCATTCAGGATGATATTTAAAGCGAAGGTTTTGTTACTTTGTTTCTCTTCTATTGTTTCTTCACCTATAAAGCCTTCAATAAGCTCTGCTTCTGTTATGATTCCGTGTATTTTATCCTTCAAAGCTTGTGGAAGAGGAAAAGAAGAGTGGAGTGGTTGTTTGACAGGGCCTTCGGCCTTGATAGCCGCTAATGCCTTCTTTTCTGCGATTATTTCTCTTAAGCTTTTCATATTATAATTCTCCGCCACCAATAAGCATGTACATAGCATCTAGCCATTCTTCATCTTGTAGTATACCAATACTTTCTTGAATAGAACAAGCGTATATTATGTAATCAGGTTTTTTCAACAACCAGTATAAATGAGTTTTCATATCAATTCCTTATCTTTCTTGCTAATGCAATTTTAATATCTGTTCTTGTTTGGAAGGATACTATACAGTCACAATATCCTTTTTCTTTTATTTCTCTTTTTACCTTACCATCCATATGTAAGCGAAAGGCTAGGTTATCTCGTAGAAAGACCTTCCCTAGGTCTTTATCGTCTTGGGTTATTCTCACAGACATAAGAAAAGCGTTTAGAATGTCACTATATTGGTATCCTGTCTTAGGATCAATTATTCCGAATGTCTCTCGTAAAGTAGAGAAATTAGTATTAGAATTCATCGCTGTTATCCTCTTCTTTTTCTTCTTTCTTGTCTTCTTTCTTGGCTTGCTTTTCTGCTAGGATTTCTCTTATTGTTTTTCTTTTACCATAGTTTATTTCAGCCATCCCGTTTTCTATTTCCTTCTCTTCCACTATAGAATCAAAGATGATATTAGAAAGCTCATCTGCATTATCTTTTTCCATAGCATCAAGTTTAGCTATGATTATCTTTTTTGTTTCTGTTGGCATTACTTTTAGAGTATTCCCTTGATATAGGAAATTTAAGACTGTGCTGAATTTGGGTGTTACTATGTTTTCAGTTACAACAGAGGACACAAGTTCTTTTATTCTTTTTCTTGTTTCTTGTGTTATCTCTTTTTCTACTATTTTTGTTTGTTTTGGCTTGGTTGGAATATGAAAGACAGCTTGTATTGTTTCTATTCTCTCTACTGCATCACTTTTTATACAAAGCTCATTATAGATTTTAAGAAGTTCTGGAATAGAAAAAGAGCAGCATTCTTTTAGAGAAAGGCGAGGGAATGTACTAATGCGTCTTTCAGAGTATGAGAGGATTGTTCTTGCTAGTGTGTATATATCAAATGCGGGGAAAGTACAGAGTATTTCATTTCTTTCCACACTTGAAAGCTTGTCTTGTATTAGTTCATGATGCTGCAAAATTGTAAGTAAGCAGCCTGCTAATACTTCTGTTTTTGTCTTGGCTATTGCTGAGTAAGGGAGAGACATTATCCCAATAGCGTTAGTCATCTCTGCTAATGGATTTCTGTATGTGAGAAGTATAGAAGATGGAAGAGAGGGAATACCTATCTCTAGGATTATTCCTGTCACTGGGCAGTATCCCAGAGAGTGATTTTGAGTTTTGAGAGAGAAGCGGTTTTTGAGATTGAGTATTTTAGACATTTTTTGTTCCTCTTGTTTTCTTTTAGAATTGATAATCTTCGAAAAAGCTATCTAAATCATTAAGGCTAGTTTCTTGTATAATACCATATAATTCCCCATCTTTTACACTATAAAAGTGTGTAGGTTCTGAGCAATTCTCTGTGCAGCATTTCTTATAAAGTTTTTCGCCCTTTTCTAGTTTCCTGTCTGCTGCTATTGTGTAAGCAATTCTATAAAGTGGTTCTACTTTTCCCCTATAATAGTGTTTCTTGGGTTCTTCTTCCACCAAGCAAGGCAGAAAGAAATTAGGATTAGCAAAGGTTTTTCTTGCTTGTAGAATTTCACTAATTCTAATATCCTGCTTTTCGTTTCTTTCTTGGATTATATAAGGCTTCATTTTCTTTCCTTTCAGTTGTTTAAAGTTTATCACTGTTTGAGTGTAACAGGGTGAGAAGGAAAAGTCAAGGGGGAAAATTCAAAAAGTGGTAAAAAATCCGAAAAGTGGTGAAAAATCATAGGTTTAGGGGGGTGTCGGTTGGCGTTGTGGTAAAAAAGCGACACATTTTCTGCTTAGGTATGCTATATATTAGATTTCCTACCTATTAGCTGTTCTACTTTTCTACTATTCTTGCTCTTAGTGTCTTTTTTTAAGGGTATTCAAATTTTTTAATAAATTTTAAGAGGGGATATAACAGATAATATAAGCAGGATATAAGACAAGTAGAGTATTATCTGGATAGGTGTGGTTTTTATGCAACACCCGCAACGGAGGGGGGTTCAAACCAAGGATTTTTCACTGGTTTTTGGAGTTGGAGAGTTAGAGATTTTTCACTTTTAGTAGCTTTTTCTTTTCTTCTATTGTGAAAAAACGCTTGACAAGGCTTTCCGCTTTTGTTACTATAGCGTCACTGGCTAAAGGAAATCGCCAGACAAGCAAGATTTCCTAATTATTAGACGAGGAAACAAAATGAAAAGCTATAACATGGAAATCAGCAAGCAAGAAGTGATTGATGGCGTCAATCAATACACGAAGATTGGCAGTGTGGAGGTGTTCTATCCATTGCTTTCGGAACTTGGTTGGAAAGTAGAACCGGACAGCGAAGACAAGGATGGCTTCCCGATCTATAAGGATGAGAAACAGCAGTACGTTTTTGATGCTGTCCTTGCTGCTGTTAAAGCTAATGCCCGTAACAAGCTGGTAGCCAAGACTGCTACTCTCAAGCCAGGTCTCAGCATTGCTTCCACAGTTGAGGAACTCTTGGAAAGTGGTAACAAAGGCGACGCACTTGCTGCAACCCGTGAGTTCCTTGCTTCCTTCAAAGCCTGGTTGCCTTCCACGAAGAAAAGCGAGAAAGTGCAGGCGGCTGTCTTTGACCTTGCCAAGAACAAAGCAGGTCTCTCACTCCAGCCTGATGATAAGAAAGCGAAGTTCCTTGTGTATCTCACAGACTTCGCTAAGACAATCACGGAAGAACAAGCTACCCGCTTTGAGCGTGCTATGATCGCCCTTGAGGATGCTGCACAACAAGGCGATGCACTCGACGATATGTAAGGCCTAAGCTGTACCACCTAGAACCCGCCTTAAATAAGCGGGTTTTTTATTGTCTAAAGTTCTTGACAAGCTGCAAGTTCTAAGTTATAGTATAGCTGTTATCAATCAACGTCAAAAGAAAGGAAGCAAGATGATATACTTCGATTACATAAGACTACAAGAGCACTATCCAGAAGTTGCTGAAGAGTGCAAAGCTTTAGACGCGCCATTCTTCATGCCCGCAGGCAGTACGATGCAAGAAGAAATCCAAGAACCTATAGGGAGCTGCTATTTTAGAGTGATAGGGTATGAAAGCAACGGAACGCTCTGCTCAAGGACGAGTATGCTTTACTACTGAAAGACATGAAGCAAAACAACAGCCCCTCCATTGTGAGGGGTTTTTTATTGCCTAGAAGAAAGAGGGGGAGGGGTGGCTTTTTTTAGACTCCAGGAATCCTGCGCCTATCAATGACCTCTAAAAAATTTTTCTAAAGTTTTTGCTCAATTCTAAAAAATTTTTCTAAACTTTCTGCTCAATTCTATTTTCCTTTCCCATAACCTTGCGAAAAATCTCCCTAAAGGTCTTGACTTCCTTCTCCTCCTCTCCTATACTATCCTCAACCTAACACAGTTCTAAAGGCAATACTATGAACCTTGAAAGAATAGCCTCTCTCCTTGCAAACGGCCTAAAGCCGGCTAATGTCGCCACCATAGTAGGTTGCACTCCTGCTTATATCTCTCAGCTTTCCAAGACAAACCAAGACTTCCAGAACATCCTTGCAAGTAAGCAAGCGGAAGCAGATAAGGAAGCAGGAGAAGATACTACACTTAGTGTGAAATACCAAGCGGCAGAGCATACGCTTCTAGATCGTATAATGGAGCTCTCTTCTATTGCAGAAATGAGAGATCTCACGAACGCTCTCCGTGTTGTCTCTGAAAGACAGGAGAAAGTAAAAGCTCGCCTTAATCCTATTATTGAAGGCCAAGCTATTACCCAAAACATTATTCAGATTTCTATTCCTTCTCACGCTCTCCCAGAACTTTGCATGACTAAGGATCAAGAAGTCTTAAGCGTAAACAACTTAAACCTAGCCCCTCTTACTTCAAATGGGGTTATTAATCTCTTCAAGAATATGAAGGAGAACCAAGATGAGTCAGCAAGAATTCCTAGAATTACAGAGGAAATTCCTAGAGAAGCTCAAAAATACGAAGAAGTAGACACTCTAGAAGAGTTTGAATATGCTATGAGTAGAGCATAAAAGCAAGGGCGAAGCCCATGTCATACATTGGGAACCGATTTTATCTTCTCTACTAAGGATCCTCTAAATGAGCTTAAGTAATAGTGTAGAAGCTAGTGTCTCTATTTCTGAAGCATACGAGCGTGGCAAGGTAGATTTTAATTTCTTTGCTGCGCTCTGTATGCCATCTGTTTGCACGTCTAAACTTCCTCTCTTCTACATAGCTATCTGGCAGCTTGTTTCCACCAGGAAAGATGAAGATTATGATAAGCTACTTCGCTTCGTTCTTGGTCTTCCACGAGGCCATGCTAAGACAACTTTCATTAAGATTCTAATCTGTTGGTTTATTGTTTATGATAAAATAAAATTCGCTCTTATTATTTGCTCCAATAGTGACCTAGCCGAGCTCTTACTAGCTGATATTCACGATATTCTACGAAGTCCTAATATAACAAACATTTACGGACAGTGGGAAGAATCATTAGCTATTGACAGTGCAAATACTAAGAAGGCGGCTTATCATGGGAGAACAGTCTCACTCATTGCAAGAGGATGGTCTGCAGGCGTACGCGGTATTAACCTACAGAACGAAAGACCAGATCTCATTTTCTGTGATGACGCCCAAACTCGCAAGAATGATGAATCTCCTACAGAGCGAGATACTCTACTCAACGAGCTTGTCGGAACTGTGTTTAAAGCAATTGCCCCGAAAGGCCCGAGACTTATTATCTATGTAGGTAATATGTACTCTGATGATTGCGTTCTCAATAAGCTTAAGAATAACCCTTATTGGATCTCTATGGTAACAGGAGCTCTTCTTCAGAATGGGCAACCTCTCTGGCCTGAGCTTTTCTCCCTAGAAGACCTTATGGAATCCTATTACCATGATGAGGCTTTAGGACTTTCTCATATCTGGTTTGCAGAGGTAATGAATGATCCAAAGAGTACACATCTTTCTCTCTTACCGAATCCATTACCTGATTCTGACCTAGTAAGTGATGAGCTTCTTAATCCTGATGGCGCTTTCTTAACAATAGATACAGCAGGTTTCAAAGACAATAGTGATGATAATGTAATAGCAGCGCACTTGAAAATTCAAGATACTGGCTATGTAGTAGAGACAGTAAAAGGAATTATGGATCCTCAAGAGCTTATAGTAAAAGCTATTCAACTTGCTCTTAAGTGGAATTGCTGTCTTATAGGCGTAGAGGATGTAGGCTATCAAGCCACTTTAGGATTCTGGTTAACCTTCTGGCTTAGAAAGCTCAATATAACTGAGATAACAGTAGTACCTCTCAGTCCTCATGGAAGACAAAAAGAAACTCGTATTCGTCTTTTCATAGCAGAGCTATACAAGAAAACTTATTATCTTCATAGTCCAGAGACGAGAAGGGATTTTGTATGGCAGGCCTCTCTCTATAAGATAGGTAAATCTAAGAATAAAGATGACCTTATGGATGCTATAGCATATGGAATAGATGTAAGAAATGAATATTGGCATCTTATCTACACCTTAAACGGTTCCAGAAGTACGATAGATCACAATAAATGCTCTGTAATAGGTAATAATACACCTATGTAATTTTATTGGTAATATTAAAAGACCTAAAACCTTCATTATGTCTTTTTCTTACAAAACTCTGAAGGAGAGGAATAGAAATGGCACAAGATTTAGAAGCAACTACACTTATAGTACCCAAAGAGAAAAGCCAAAAAGCTATTTTAGAATACGCTCAAAGAGTACTCACAGAGCATAAGAAATTCTCAGATTATCTAGCCAAGATGGAGGCTATTGATATTGCTTACGCTCGCTACCAGTCTAATAAAGATGTAAATGGAGTAGTGACTGGCCAAGGCATTGATGCAGCTACTACACCAGTTGGCGCTATCAATCTTCCTTCTACAGTTCCTCCTGTTGTTATTTCCCAAGTGGATAGTATGGTAGCATATCTTGCTGATGTTTTCCTTAGTGGGTATCCTATCTTTCCTATTGTCTCAAATCCTAGTAATAAAGACTATGCTGAGCAGCTTGAGACTCTAATTGATGATCATGCTACTCTCGGGGGCTACGCTCGTCAGCTTCTCCTCTTTTTTAGAGATGGTGTAAAGTATAACCTCTCAGCTCTTGAAACTGAGTGGACTTCTATCTATCAATACTCCCTTCTTCAAGACCTCATGAAGGGTAAGAAGATGGACAAGACAGCTAAAAAGTATACAAAACTTAAGCGTCTTGATCCCTATAATACAATCTGGGATCATAATGTAAACCCAGGAGATGTCTCTCTAGAAGGAGACTATGCTGGATATATTGAACTTGTTTCAGCTACTAAAGTAAAGCGCTTTCTTAATCGCCTCTCTACGGAAGGTAAAGCCTTTAATGTTAAAGAAGCTTTAGGTAGCGGTGGAAATAACACCCCTGATGGTTCTTCTAATTATAGAATACATCCTACAGTATCAGATTATGTTTCAGCTCGTAAGCCTATAGATGGCACAGATTGGTATCAATATATTACAGGACTAAACGAAGATAATAAGAACGCTATTAAGACTGGAAACTTCGAGATTTTTCGTCTTTATGCTCGTATTATGCCTTCTGACTTCTTCCTGTTCGGACCAGAATCTAAGACTCCCCAAATTTGGAAGTTCGTAATCATTAATAATAGTGTAGTTGTACAAGCAGAGCGTATAATCAGTGCTTATGATTACCTCCCTATCCTTTTTGGACAACCTTTAGAAGATGGACTGGGTTATCAAACCCAGAGCATTGCAGAAAGTAATATCCCATTCCAAGCAGCTGCCACAACTCTCTTCAATATTCGTTTCAACTCTGCTCGTAGAGCTGTATCTGATCGTGCATTATATGATGCTTCTTTAATTAGTAGTGCTGATATTAATGCTCCAGTTCCTGCGGCTAAGATCCCAGTGAAAAGTAACAGCTTGGACAATAATAAGAGTATTCGAGATGCTTATCACCAGATTCCTTTTGATGCTAGAGGGACAGAAGCAGCTTTCCAAGATGGTATGGCTATAGTAGGTTTTGGTAAAGAGCTTAGTGGTCTTAATGCACCACAACAAGGGCAATTCCAGAGAGGAAACAAGAGCGTAAAAGAGTGG